GAGATCGCGCTGCACCAAGACCTCTGCGCCCTGCCCCCGGTCGATGGAGTAGTTGATCTCCAGCGGGTAGGTCGCAGAGCTGTCGGTGATCCACGAGGGGACGGTGCCATACCACAGCGCGAACTCGAGGAGCGCAGACGCACCGAGGTCGATCTCGCGGGGGAGGGGCTCGGCGAGGATCGCAGTCGTGCCGACGAGCCTCGTGAGCGTGACGGGGTAAATGCTGTCGCCTGCCGTCACGAGGAACGCTCGCGCCTGATCTGCTTGCAGACCAGTCGCTTGGTTGGTGACCGTGAGCGTCCTGCGGTCGGCGGCGATAGCCGACACCGAGACCGCCGCGCGCGTCTGCGTCAGATTGATTAGGGTGCTCTGCCCCTCCTCCCTCCATGTCGCGATCGGGGGCGCTGTGAGAGGACCCGGCGCCTGCCATTCCAAGCGATGCGTCTCCCCGGTGACAGCCTTCCTCATGTTCATGCTCCTGCGTTGGCTTTGGCGATGTCGGCGGCGGTCGCCCTCGTGAGGTTCGCCGCGTCAACGAAGCCCTGCGACACAGGGCTCCACGAATGGCGGCAGTTGTAGCCGCCCCCCGACAGCTTAACAGGCAAGCCCTGCCCGTTGTTGAGCTTCGCCATCTGCGCCTCGTCGACCACCTTGTTGATCAGCGGCTTACAGAACTGGCGAGTGATGCCGTCTCGGGGGCCGGTGTAGAGGTACAGGTCGAGCCCCGCCGCCTCGCCGACCTTGGCAGTGACCTGCCGCCCATAGGAGGCGATCTGCGTCTTGAGCTCGGTGATCTGCCGCCCCTCTGAGCGCTCCAGCTGAGCAGAGAGACGCCCCATCGAGGCCCGCAGGGGGACGCCCAAGGTCATGCCTTGAAGCGCCGCCCGAACTGCTGATGTCGTGTCGGGGATGATCACATCTTGAAAGACATTGTCGACAGCTGCGACGCGGAACGCATCGAGCTGCCCTTGAACGGTCGCCGTGGTGGCGTTGGGTTCCAACACCTGCACGGCCTCGAGCGCGGCGGCGGCGACCCGATCAGACTGCACGAGGAAGTCGTCGAGGGTCAGCCCGAAGCCAGCTTGTAGAACGAAGTCCGCCAGCGCGTCTCTCGGCATCGCCAAGAGCGCCTCGGGCGAGGTCATTGAAAGAGCCGCCTCTAGCGTGTCGAGGAGGCTCTTCCTGCTTTGTCCCAACGCGCGCGTCATCGCGTCCCTTGCCTCGATCTCGGCGCGCAGCTCCTTCACCTTCGCCAAGGTGAGCGCGCGTCGCCCGCCCTCCTGCTCTTTCGCCTGAGCGGTCAGATCAGCGACTGCCACCTTGTCGGCGCTGTCGCCCTCTGCGAGCAGTTGAACGGAACGACCGCACTCACAGCGCATCTTACAGGCAGTCGGTCAGCAGGTAGCCGAGCGAGGCGTCGATGATCTTGAAGTTGTGGACCTCCTCGGCCCACACATAGCGGCGGATACGACCGAGGTCGTCGTACTGCCCCGCGATCATGTCACCGAAGGCGAAGTTGAGCGCCGCGACCGGCATGGCCTTGACCGCGCCGCCCTTCTGCACCACCGCGTCGGAGCCGTGGAGGATGCCGAAGAAGATGGAGTCGCCGGTCCAGATGTAGCCCTCGGAGGAGGACGCACCGGGGACGGCGTTGTCGATACGCGCCTCGCCGACATGGATGTTGGGCACGCCGAGCACATCGCTCAGCACCTGCTTGACGGCGGCGTCGCTCAGGATCAGGTTGCCAGAGGCGAGGCCGGCGGAGGAGGTGCCCACATAGCCGCGCACCTCGGGGTTGCGGGCGAGAGCGCGGAACACATCGCGACCCATGACGAGCGTGTCGGGAGCGATACCGTGAGCGTTGGCAAACACGGTGTCCTTGAGCTGGTGCAGGTAGCTCAGCGGCTCGGCGCCGGCGGCGTTGAACTTGGCACCGAAGGCAGAGGTCGAGGTCGCGGTGTAGCCGGTGAAGTTGGACGCGCTGAACAGCAGGTCGGCGGCGCGCTTCTCCTTGGCGAGCTTCATGACGCGGGCGACCTTCTTGGCGGTGCGCTGCTCCTCGCTGCCGGGGTACTGCGAGTCGATGATGTCCTCCATCGCGATGCTGTCCTTGGCGCTGTAGATCAGCGCCTTGAAGGTCATCGAGGAGCGGTCGAAGCCGCCGATGGACGCGCGGTCAGCGCCCGGCGCGCGCTCGAGGTCGAGGCCCGCGCCCGCGCCCATGAAGTTGCGGGTCTGCTCAAGGAGGAGGGTGCCAGAGCGCTCGGGGACCTTGATGTTCTCGAAGAGCTTGTCGGCGATGAGCTGGCTGTCAGAGGGCACCGCCTCGACGACGAGCGAGCTGAGAATCTGATCTACGGGATGGAGATTGCTGTAGGAAGAAGCCATGTCGGTTCACCTCGCTCGTGCTTAGTTGGCGGTCACAGGACCGAAGAAGAAGGCGAGCAGCTGCTCGTTGGCGGCGGCGCTCGTCTGGTTGATGTTGGGCAGGACGCGCGCCACGGCGTAATCGCCAGCGGTGAGCCCGCTCTTGACCTTGCCGCCGGTCGTGACAGCGAGGGTCGGCGTGGTCGAGAAGGTCAGCGAGCCGCTCGCGATCACGCGCGTCACACCGAAGATCACGACCTCGACGCTGTCACCGGCATCGGCGGCGCGCTGCGCCACACCGACCACGGCGGGAGAGGTGGCGTCGGTGGCGATGGCGACCTTGCCGTTGGCGTTGATCGCGACGATGGCGAACTCGGTCACAGCCGAGGCGCAGACGAACGACTTGACGATGCACTGAAGGTCCATGGGGGCTCTCCTTACTTGGCGCCGTAGACGGCGAGGTACTGATCAGGGTTAGTGGTGCGGAACAGGTTGAGCGCCTCGCTGAAGCTGATGTGCTTCTCGGTGGCGAGCGCCTTGACCTGCTCGGCGAGGTTGGCGTGGGTCAGCTCCTGCCCGCTCGCGCCGTGCCCGACCTGCGTGAGAGGGACCGCGCTGTTGGCGGGGCGCTCGCTGAACATCTTCCAGAAGATCGGCTGAGCCGTGCGGGCGTCCCACGCCGCCTCGACCGCAGCCTGCTCGGCGGGGGCGACCTTGCCCTCGCGCAGAAGCGCGGCGACCGCCTCACGACGCTCGGCGGCGTTCTTCTCGCCCTCGAGCTTCGCCAGCTTCTCGGAGAGCTGCTTGTTGGCGGCGCGCAGGGTGTTGATCTCGCCGAGGAGGCTCTCGCCCATCTTCTTGTAGTCGCCCATCTTCTTGCTCTCGTCGTCGGGCTTCTCGCCATCGACAACGATCACAGCAGGCTTCTCCTCCTCGCTCTTGGGCATCTCGCCCTCGGGCTTCTCGGCTGCGAGGCTCGCCTCGGCATCCGCCTGCATGTCGGCGATCTTCTGCTCAAGCTCTTTGACCATCGCGTCCTTGGCGGCGAGCGCGGCCTTGAGCTCCTCGGGGGACATGTCGTCCATGAGATTCTCCTTGAGAGTGACCCGATCAATCTTCGAGTTCGACTGAGCGGGACGGGGTGTGAGAGTGATGGCGAGGAGCTGCGCGCTTCCCACCTTGGCGCCGCCGTCGCGGCTGAAGATGTCGCCGGTGACATACTCGGGCGATGACCAGAGGACGCCTCCCGCCTCCTGCACAACCTTGACCCCTCGCTCGTTGTAGGCGGGCGTGGCGTACAGCCCGTCCTCGCGGAGTTCGAGATCAACGATCAGACCGAGCGCCCCACCGACATCTGGCGCGGCGGGAGGACCGGGGTTGAACGGAGAGGAAGCGTGCTGCCAGTCGATGATGACCGGGTCATCTTCGCGGCGCTCGCGGTAGACCCGCACCATCTCTTCGAGGAGGGCGCGGTCGACCTCGCCGATCGTCTCACCAGAGAGGCGCGCCGAGACGCTCCCGAGAGCGAGTGTCTTGAACGGGCGACCAACGGTCAGCCCATCAGTCACATCGCCCGCAGGGGTCATCGGTGCCATCTGTGTCGCCTCGCCGTAGGCGCGCAGGGTCTTGGTCTGATCGTCTGCCGCGTTCATCTGCCCGACCACCTTGCGAGCCCACGAGTAGCCTGCATCACCTCCCCATCCGTCCCACGCTTGACGCCCGGGGCCGTAGTCGTCCCAAGTCGATCCCTGCTTGTCGACCTCGTGGCGGGTGAAGTAGGCGAGCATGCGCCGCACGGTCGCGGGGCTCATGTTGCGACCGTTGGCAAGATCACGAGCACGAGCGAGCCCG